CTGGATGATGCGGAGCAGATTGGAGGGGTTCTTGATGAAATTGAAAATTCAATGTGACTGGTGTGGAAAAGAATTTGAGAGAAACCATAATCACATTCATGAAAAAAACTATTGCTGCAGAGCGTGTTTAGGAAAAGCAAACGCAGAACGTTTTCGATTGAAGAGTCTGCGAACGTGTGATAACTGTGGGAAAATTTTTGAATACAGAGGTAACCATAAAAAGAGAAACGAACATTTCTTCTGTTGCCTAGAATGCAGCTATGAATTCAAAGTGAAAAAAATATATGTATCATGCGATTGGTGTGGCAATCCAATTTACAAAAAGCGTTCTGATGTTGCAAGCAACGAGCATAATTTTTGTGATTATGGGTGCTATATCGACTACGTCAATTTTGAAAAAGCTGGTGCAGATAATCAAATGATATCAGGAGAAAAACTGTATCGCAGGCTTGCAGAAATGAAGATTGGACGAAAACTTCAAGAGAATGAGGATGTTCATCATATTGACGGCAATCATCTAAATAATGATTTTGCCAATTTAAAAGTTGTTACAGCTTCAGAGCATATGAAAATACACGCTTCCCAGAAAGAGAGGGACTGTCATGGCAGATTTATTAAAAAAGAATGATTTGCATGGGTATCAGGAATATAGTGTCAATTTTATTATTGAACATCCTGTAGCTGCAGTCCTTTTAGATTGTGGACTTGGGAAAACTGTAACATCACTTACGGCTATAAATGATTTGATGTTTGACTATTTTGATATTCATCGTGTTTTAGTTATATGCCCTTTGAGAGTAGGTAATGTTTGGGCGAATGAGATACAACATTGGGAGCATCTGCACCTTTTGCAGTATTCGGTGGCGGTGGGTTCTGAGTCGGAGCGGCTGTCAGCACTGAAAGCACAGGCAGATATTTACATCATCAACCGTGAAAATGTGCAGTGGCTGATTGAGAAAAGCGGCATCCCCTTTGATTTTGATATGCTAGTTGTGGATGAACTTTCAAGTTTCAAGAATTACCAGTCCAAGCGGTTCAAGGCACTGATGAAGGCAAGACCGAAGGTAAAAAGAATGGTAGGTCTGACTGGCACTCCTTCCGGCAATGGTCTGATGGATTTATTTGCAGAGTTCAAACTGCTGGATATGGGCGTAAGGTTAGGGAGATTCATCGGTCAATACCGAACGGCCTACTTCTCCCCGGATAAGAGGAACGGTCGGATTATTTACAGCTACAAGCCACTACCCAATGCAGAGCAGCAGATTTATGACAAGATTTCAGATATAACGATTTCCATGAAATCTACCGACCATCTGAAAATGCCGGAACTGATCAGCACACAGCTGGCGGTGGAATTGTCGGAAGCGGAAAAGAAGAAATACGAGGAACTCAAAAAAGACCTCATCCTTCAGCTGCCGGATGGAGAGATAACAGCCGCCAATGCCGCATCGCTAACAGGCAAGCTGTCCCAGATGGCAAACGGAGCAGTTTATTTCGATGATGAGAGCGTTCTGGAGATACACCAGAGAAAGCTGGATGCACTGGAGGATATCATCGAATCGGCAAACGGAAAGCCTGTCCTTGTGGCATATTGGTTTCGTCACGATTTGGAGCGTATCAAAAAACGCTTTGATGTGAGAGAAATCAAGACCGCAAAGGATATAGCCGACTGGAATTCTGGCAGGATACCGGTGGCGCTTATTCACCCAGCCTCGGCTGGTCATGGGCTGAACCTGCAGGCAGGCGGCAACCACTTGGTGTGGTTTGGATTAACCTGGTCCTTGGAGCTTTACCAGCAGACCAATGCCAGGCTCTGGCGGCAGGGGCAGAAAGACACGGTGGTCATTCATCACATCCTAGCGAAAGGCACGATGGATGAGACCGTCATGAAGGCTTTGGAGAAGAAAGACAAGACACAGTCCGCATTGCTGGATGCGGTGAAAGCAGAATGGGAGGCAGTCCAATGATAAAGCCATATGAAGATTTAGCGAATGGCATCGTGCTGCAGGCCGTGAAGGATTATCGGCAGGCGATGAAGAGCGGGCATCAGGCTATGCAGGTCAGGCTGGAGAAGTTCTTTCGTTCTCCCTGGTTCAGCATACTGACTGCCATTGACGCGGATAGATTGATTGCTCGGCTGAAGGAGGAGAATGCGTGATGACGAAAAAGGAATATCTGGGACAGGCCTATCGCATCGACCAGCGTATCAACAGCAAGATTGAGCAGATTGCATCCCTTCGAATCCTCGCGGCGAAGGCAACCTCCACATTGAACAGTGAACCTGTCAGCGGGACACGGAACGTGCATCGCATGGAAGATGTGATTTGCAGGATCGCTGACCTTGAAATGGAAATCAACCAGGACATCGATGCTCTGGTCGACTTCAAGCAGGAGATGATGTCCGTGATCAAAGCGGTCAGCAATCCAGAGTACCAGACACTCCTGGAACTTCGGTACTTGTGCTTCAAGACCTGGGAGCAGATTGCCGTTGCTATGGACTACAGCATCCAGCATATCTACCGGCTGAGGGATAAAGCCATAAAAGAAATTTCGCTTCCCGCAAAAGATGATAGGAAATGTTAGTAGATGTTCATGGCAAAATCTGATAAGATTAAACTAGCGAAAAAAGAATGAACGATGAAGCCTTCGGGGAGAAATCCTTCGAGGGCTTTTTGTTTGCCCGAAGAGAGGTGATCGTGATGCCAACATGGCCCAAACATCCCTGCCGGTATCCAGGCTGCGCAAAGCTTACCGCGAATCGATACTGTGAAGAACATACAAAGCTGGCCAGTCAGCAGTATGAGAAATATGGCCGTGATCCAGCTGCCAGGCGCAGGTATGGGAGTGCCTGGCGAAAGATAAGGGCACAGTTCCTTTCCAAACACCCGCTTTGCGAAGAATGCAGAAAGGCGGGCAGGCTTACCAAAGCGACAGAAGTTCACCATATCCTGCCGCTTTCGCGTGGCGGCAGCCATGATGAGCAGAACCTCATGGCACTCTGCAAGCCCTGTCATTCCCGCATTACAGCCGAGATGGGAGATCGATGGCATAGGTGATGAGAAATGACGGGTGCGTTCTATCATTGAAGGACATATGTTTTTGCACCCTATCGTTTATAGTACGAAAAACGGAGAAAAACAGAGGTAGGGGGAGTTAAATCCCCACAAACGTTGTCATTTCGACCGGACATGGGGTCACGCACGAAAAAATTGGAAATCAAAGGGGGTATTAACCCCAGGGGGGTGATGGCATGGCGAAAGACGGTACGAATCGCGGCGGCAGGCGCGCACGGTCTGGCGTGAAATCTGGTGCGCTGGCAGACAAGATAGCTGCCGGGAAGGCAGCGACCGTGCTTGAGCTTCCTGTTGTCGAACTGCAGGGTACAGACCTTGGAGAAGCCGCTGACCTGCAAGGGGAGAATATGCCGAATCCCAGTGACTATCTGTCAGCCAGGCAGCGTGACGGCAGCCCGCTCGGCGCAGATGAAATCTTCAGGGAAATATGGCAGTGGCTGAAAGAGCGCGGCTGTGAGAGACTGGTAAATCCACGTCTTTTGGAAAGCTATGCGCAGGCCTTTGCTCGTTTTATCCAGTGTGAAGATGCCATCAGCACCTATGGCCTGTTGGGGAAGCATCCGACAACCGGCGGTGTAATCACCAGCCCGTTCGTGCAGATGAGCCAGAGTTTTCAAAAGCAGGCGAATATGCTGTGGTATGAGATTTTTGATATCGTCAGGCAGAACTGCACGGCATCATTTACGGACAATCCGCAGGATGACATGATGGAACGGCTGCTTCGTGGGCGCAGAAAATAAGCAAATGAATCTGCAGCAGGTGTGTTTCCTGTGATGATTAGGAGGTGTAAATATTGGGAAAAACTACGACACAAATGAAAATGGTGTCCATCAATAAATTAGTGCCCTATGTGAATAATGCACGGACACATTCCAAAGAACAGATTGCCAAGCTCCGTGGGAGCCTTCGGGAATTCGGGTTCATCAATCCAGTCATTATCGATAAGGATTACGGTATCATTGCTGGACACGGAAGAGTATTGGCTGCCAAAGAAGAAAACATGGATCAGGTTCCCTGCGTATTGGTAGATTATCTTACGGCAGCACAGAAAAAGGCATACATCCTGGCAGATAATCGTTTTGCCATGGATGCAGGCTGGGATGAGGAAATGCTGCGGGTCGAGATTGAGTCCCTGCAGGGGGAGGACTTCGATATATCTCTCACAGGCTTCGATGAAAAAGAATTGGCAGACTTGTTTGGGGCAGGCAGTGATGCCAAAGAAGATGATTTCGATGTGGATGCGGAATTGCAGAAGCCTTGCTTTTCCCGGAATGGAGATATCTGGCATCTGGGAAAGCATAGGGTCATCTGCGGGGATTCCACCTTGCCGGAAACTTATCAGCGGCTGTTAGGCGATACAAAGGCAAATCTGGTCTGCACGGATCCACCGTATCTGGTGAATCTTGAAAGTGCATCCGGGAAATACCGATTGGAAGTATATCCATGAGCCTATCATCTGGGGATGGCGCAAAGACGGACGGCATCGCTGGTATGGCAATCAGAAGCAGACCACGGTGTTCGAGTTTGACCGCATCAAGAATTCCAAGGAAGATGGCTGCGGGCATCCGTCCAGCAAGCCAGTGCCGCTCCTGGCATATCTTATCCAGCAATGTACACAGACCAATGGGCTGGTGCTGGACGGATTCCTTGGTTCAGCATCCACTTTGATTGCCTGCGACCAGTTGGAGCGTGTCTGCTATGGTATCGAACTGGAGCCGAAATTCGTGGATGTGGCAGTCCGGCGTTATGTCGAACTGAAGGAAGGGGTGACGGCAGATGTGTTTGTAGAACGAGACGGTAAGAAAATCACCTATGATGATTTGGTAAAAGCGAAGGAGGAATAACGATGCGTGTATTTTTGAACCCGGGGCATGATCGGGAACGCGACAGCGGGGCTGTCAATCCTGTCAGCGGACTTCGGGAGTGTGATGTCGCGGCTGGCATTGGTGAGCTGGTGAAAGGGTATCTGGAAACAGCCGGCTGTGAAGTACAGCTGCTCCAAAGCGATAATCTTGCGGGAGAGACACCGGAACTGCCCTGCGTGGTGGATACGGCGAATGGCTGGCCGGCGGATATTTTTGTTTCGCTTCACTGCAATGCCGCTAGTGGCAGCGCGCAAGGGACAGAAACGCTGATCTATGCGGATGGCGGCGCGTCAGAGCAGCTTGCGGACTGCATCCAGTCGCAGATTATTGCCAGCCTTGGCACTATCGACCGTGGTCTCAAGGAACGTCCGGATCTGATTGTCCTGAACAGCACGAATATGCCAGCGGTCTTGGTGGAAATGGCGTTTGTGGATAATGAGGAAGATGCGCAGCTCCTGACAGACAGGGCTGACGAATTTGCCCGGGCAATCGCTCGCGGCATCACAGATTTTGAAGGGAGAAACGCATGATGGATATCGAGAAAATCAAGAACGAGCTGAAGGACCATGTTGTAGACGCAGTCAAAGAGGACGCGAAGAACGCCACGCTGGTGTGGCTCAAGGACAAGGTCCTGCCTGCGGCCAAGGAAGTCGCGGAAACCTACACGGCGGCGTTGCGTGAATCGGCGGGCAGTGAAACGGGCTGGAACAAGTTCCGTGATACCGTGTTCCTGCCGATGCTGCTCGATGGGGCTTTCTGGCTGTTTGGCAAAGCACTCGGCAAGATGGCGCAGGTACCGGCGGTGAAGGAAGATGCTTAAGCTTGGCAGCCTGTTCTCTGGCAGCGGCGGCTTCGAACTCGGCGGCCTGCTGGCGGGGGCGCTGCCTGTCTGGAACTCGGAGATCGAGCCGTTCCCTATCCGGGTGACAACTAAACGGATGCCTTTCGTAAAGCATTTGGGCAACATCAATGATATCCACGGGGATGAGATCGACCCCGTGGATATCGTTACATTTGGAAGTCCATGCACGGATATGTCTATTGCCGGGAAGCGGGCTGGGCTGGATGGGGCGCAGTCCTCGCTTTTCTATCAGGCCATTCGGATTGTGAAGGAAATGAGGTGGAAAACCAATGGGAAATATCCAAGATTCATCGTGTGGGAAAATGTCACCGGGGCCTTCTCATCCAATCAGGGCAGAGACTTCCAGGCCGTCCTCACCGAGATTGTCCGCATCAAAGACGAAGAAGATCCCCCGGTGCCTGTGCCTGAAAAAGGCGGCTGGCCTTATGCCGATGTACTTGTGGGAGAAGGATGGAG